GTTTGGATTGCAAAGCAGTTTCATTGGAGTGTCTGGCAGTAGCCATGAGACAGACGAGACGTGTGAACGTATCAAACTAGCAAGAGAGCTATCAACAGTACACCAGATGAAGGTGGCAGGGATTGCTATACTGTGTCAAGACCCTAGAGTATTTACAGCTATGATGGAGGCAGGGACCCCTTGTCCATTCGAGGGACAGATAGGACCAGATGCTGAGAGACTCTGGGCAAAGTATGATGAGCTAAGACCAGACTATGAAGAACACAAAGAAAGAATGAAAACAAAAGAGAAGATACAAGCTGAACAAGTTATGTATGATAGTGGTAGGTAATGGCAGAGTATATGCTTCTCATACATTTCTGTAGCCTACTTGCAGATAACTGTAGTAAACCACAAGAACACACAATAAGGTTTGCTGACTACTACTCTTGTATGCTTACTGGTTACGCTGATGGATTACAGATGATTGAAGATAATGGTCCAGAAGTTGTAAACACTCTTGAGCTAACTATTGGACATGAATGTATAAAGATTGAGTCTGAGTGAGATACATGAAATGTTATATTGGAATCGTTATTTTATTGTTATCAATGGTAGGGTATATCAATGTTGCGAATACTACGACAACTGACAACTTACTCTCTAATAATTTTTATGATGACTGGACTGGTACTAACGACCATTTCCATGGTCCTAATATTCTGGCTGGGGTTCACAATGAGTATCGTGAGCAGACTATTACCCTATCAGACCATCTTGAAACTCACGAGATACAAGGCGTAACTCAATCACAATTTCAAGCCGAAGTCTGGTTCTGGAATAATCGGAGCCAGTCGGTAACTTTAACACAGGAGATAGTAGATTCAAATGGAACGGAGTATAATAACAGTATTACAATGTCTGGTTCTTGTAATGGTTGGAATGGATGTGGATATGAAGATTCTCCTACCAACACTATTATCATTAATGATATTGCATCAGACTACGATATAACTACACGATTTAGTTTTTCTGTACCCTCTCAACCAACAGGTCATTGGGCTGCTGATGTTCGTAACCCAGAGTTGTTTGTAACTTATGACCCATTTGTTTTGGATATGACCACAACACAAGATGTTGAAGATTGGTTGCAAGAGTTTGAGGAAGAGTACATAGATATATTTGAAGAGGAAGAGTTTATCTTTATAGATGAGCCATACCCTTTTGTTGAAGAGTTCTTGATATATGAACCAGAGGTTTATGAAATTTTTGAAGAGATAGAATACTACGAGACAGAGATAGAAGAGTTGCCAGAAGAAGTTATAGAGGATATGCCAGAAGAAATCATAGAGGAAGAGATTATAGAAGAGCTACCAGAAGAGATTGTAGAAGAGCAGCCAGAGGAGATTAGTGAGGAGCCTAGCATGGAGGAGGTGCCAGAAGATGTAGATACATCTGAACCAGAGCAAGGTGATATAACTATAGGCAAGACAATCTTTGCCCAGGCTATAGAGGTTGACCAAGTAACCATAAGTGCAATGATACAATCACAACCTATCATGCAAGATGCAGAGTTCTATGCCCCAATAAATATTTACCCAAACCAAATAACTATCTTTGACGACAGACAAATCTATGGTAATATTACCTATGTTGTCAATGACCCACTAACTTCACAGATAAATTACATGAGGGGTAACTTGGAACAACAATACAAATTGAAACAGAAACTAGATGAGATGATATGGATAAACTAAAGAACAACCTTGCTGGTATCGTAAGTCTTATCGGTGTAGTCGGTGCTATCGGTGCTGGGTTTACTACATACGGTCAGCTACTAGGCAACATCTCCTCCCTAGAGGAGAAAGTGTCTGAACTGGAGTCAAGGCAGTATGTGATAAACGAGACAGTTGACCTAACAGAAACTAACGATAAGATTAATGACAACTATGTCAGCTTGGTAGACAGAATTGAATTGATGAAACAAGATATAAATGATAGCAAGAATAATCTTGGCATAATCAAAACTAGGCTTGATCTGATTGATACACAGATACAAGCCATGGAAAACGAAAAAAAGAATCCTTTAGCAAGATAGGAGAGTATGATGCTAGAAAAACTAAAAACAATCGCCCATAAATGGACACAGAGTAGGATGTTCTTTACAAAATGTGGTTGTGGTAACAAAAGACCTAAACCCCTTCTATGGCTTTCTCTGGGCGTTCTAGGGCTAATTCTATTTTTGGCGTAGTAAAATGGCAGAATTAACTAAAAGACAAAAGCAAACTATGAAGAGGCATAGTAAACACCACACTGCTAGGCACATGAGAGTTATGACAGGTCTAATGAAAAAGGGTATGACCTTTGGTGAGGCTCACAAGAAAGCAATGAAAGATGTCGGAAAGTGATAATGAAAAGTTGCCTTACACTTTTATGGTGTTAGAGGCATCAGATGGAACATTTAGTTGCAATGTTATGTGTCGTGGGTTCTCCACCTATGAAGATGCTGTATCCTTTGTAGAGTTATGGGATCAGCTAGTCAATGATGAAAAGATTTACAGTTACGAACTCCATTAAAAAAGAGGACCAAGCCGAAAGGTAATAAACTTGGTCCTCTATAAGAGTTGGAATTAACAAAATTTATTTTATAGAAAGGAGACCAACTCCTAGTAAAGGTTATATCACAGAGATATTTCTGTGTCAACCATAACATAGGAGGATGTTATGCCAAATAAATGTGTCTTAGTTATAAGCGATCTACACATACCCTACCACCACAAAGATTCTTTTGCTTTTCTCAAAGAAGTAAAAAAAGTTTTTAAACCTGATACCATTATCAACATAGGCGATCTGCTAGACTTCCATGCTATTTCCATGCACGACCACGATCCTGACTTGCCCAGTCCTGGTAATGAGTTGTCAACAGCTCGTCAATACGTTAGGGAGTTGGAGTCCATATTCCCTGATGTAACAGAAGTACACAGTAATCATAGTTCATTAGTGTATCGCAGAGCAATCAAGTATGGTATGTCAAGAGAGTTCCTTAGACCATACTCAGAGTTCTTGGGTACAAAAAAATGGAAATGGGTAGATGATATAACACTTACTTGCAATGGTAGTAGAGTATTTTTTACACATGGCAAGGGGGCAGATGTACTAAAAATATCACAGACTATGGGTATGTCTACAGTACAAGGGCATTATCATACCAAGTTCTCTATAGGGTATTGGGCGAACCCTGACCAACTATGCTTTGGTATGCAAGTTGGGTGTCTTATCAATCAAAAATCTCTTGCATTTAGCTATGCAAAAAACTTTTCCACAAGATTTATTTTAGGGTGTGGGATCATTGTTGATGGGATACCGAGGTTACTTCCTATGGTTCTTAATAGTAAGGGGGACTGGATTGGAACAGTCGTCTGACATAATATCTTTTGTCTGTTTCAAACTGTCGTAGAGGTATCTATCATTTCTTTTTAGGAAACTAATGTCGTACAGATTATTAGTCCATACGACATCAATTTCCTTGGGAGAAGTTTTAGTTAATTGGTCAAATAAGTTTGACCATGTTCTTAGATTATATTCCCTTTGAGGCATTTGTATTGTCTTTAATTTTTTTATACACATCTATCCAGACTTGACGTAGCCTTAACAATTCTTTGTAGTTTCCTAAGTCTTGTACCTTATGCTTTTTTATTTCTTGCACAACTGTTTGTAGCATAGGATCATTTAGAACAACCCTAATCTGATCTAACGTACTGTTTTCATCAAGGTCATCAAATGTTTTTATACACTCCATGAGTTTTGGTTTGAGGTCATCAGGAAACTTATGTTCTTGTTCAGCTATGTCTTGCTCTACCCCTTTCTCGTCTAGATACTTTGTTGCCCCACTACCAGTTGGCTTTTTGGCATTTGCATTACCATCATCATCTTCTGTTGCCAACCCATATATTGCACATAAGCTGTATCTTTTTGCATAGGTTATGGCAGAGCCAACAGCATGACTGTCATCAAACTTATTACCCTTAACAGAGATGATACACCTAGATGTTAGTACACTATCACAATCCTTATGGTACACATTAGTTCTTACAAACTGTATCGTGCCATGTTCTGTAATCTCATAGTCTATTGATTGACTAAAAGATAATCCATACTTAGCACCATGGTTGACTGCTTGGATTACTTCATCAAGATTTGCGTAGTCGCTTTTGAAAAATGGGTTCTTTGCTGTTTTCTTTGCAGTTATATTGTCGGCTTGAAACTGCGACAAAGCCTCTAATAATTTGTTACTGTTATCTGTCATTATATTCCTTCCTTTACGTTAAAGGCTCTCTGTAAATTATCTTGTGAACGTCTGACATTTGTGTTTACGTTTTGTGTAATAAACTTACATTGGTTTTGTATATTTGTAAGGACATCATACATGACTGGATCTAACTCCATAGTATCCAGTCTTAATGATTTAATGCTCTCTACAATAGTTTCTATCAGCACCCATTGTTCAGAAATTCTAGACAATGAGTCCACTTGATTTCTGGTGTGGGCATCTGCCATTTGCTTTGCCCTTTCCAATTTCATTTCATTAGTAGTCATTGTGTTCATACTCCTCAGCCTCCACCATTGCTTGTTCTTGATACTTTGCCCACTTCTCGGACCACATCTCACTTAACATATCCTCAATGTATACTTCAGGATCTTCGTCTTGTGGTATGAATGTGAGTAGATGTTTGTGTTTGTCCATAGTTTGCATGAACTCGCCTAGACTTTCACAAGTTACTATCTCTCTATCTGCTATTTCCCAATAGCGATCTTCTTGTTCCATTAGATAATTTTTAAATTTACCCATTGTTTTCTCCCTTAATTCTTTGCAATGTTTCATTTAGCTTTCTGCAATCCTCATTGAACTGCTCTAGCTTTTCCCAAAATTGATCTTCTAGTTCATCAATCTTAGTGCTAGAATTATCTAGCTTGTTGACCACAAGTTCTAGTGGCATTTTGTTTACTGTCATTGTATTTCCTTTCTTTGTTGTTGACATATATATATAATTATAATAGTTTGAGTATATTGTCAAACAATATTTTAACAACAAGGAGGATTACATGGAAAAAATCACGCCATTATATATAAAAATACCAAGTCATTTGAAAGACGCACTACAGAATTGTGCTAAGTCTGAACGCACATCTTTGGTGGGTTTATGCACAGACATACTAACAGTAGGTGTCAATGCACGATCAAAAATAAACGAAGAAAAAATTAAACAACTGATAGATAGCTCAAAGGTGTATGCAAATGGACAAGATCAATCCGAAACATTACAAGGATAATGTTATAGAAACAATAGACGCAATAGAAAGCCAACTGTCTGACAAAGAATTTGTTGGCTATCTTAAGGGTTCTGTACTCAAATATATGTGTCGTGCAGGAAAAAAGATTGGTGTATCTTCGCAAGAAGATTATCAAAAAGCAGAATGGTATCTGCAAAGATTGATAGATAGGAAAGATAAATTACCTATGGATTTACACTCTAAGATATTACAAGA